GTATGCGCCAGCAGTTAAATAGGTAATCAAACCTGTGGGTGGTGTACCAGCAGTACCAACGATGTTGGCAGTTTGCAAGGTAGCCATAGACAGACCATCACGGTCAATCTTGTTAGCGATTGCTGCAACAGCAGGCTTCAACACGCGGTCAGAGAACATATCCAAAGATAGTGCTAAATCCTGGGTGGTGAACTGTGTGTCAACGTGGAACTGTGTACCCAAAGTAACTGGGACAGAAGTCTCGTTAAAGTCTTCTACGTTCAGCGCTGGGCCAGTAGTCCCGATGAACCTACCAGGTTTCCGTACATTCACGGTGTTCCCGATTTTTGCACCGACAACAGCGAATTGGTCATCATAGTTGCGGTCAACTTCTGAAGTGAAGGTCAATTCGTTTTCCAGGACCATCAAGGCTTCATTAGTAATTTTCGATATCGTCAATAGCGTGTTACTCATAAAGTACTCACTTTCTATATAAATTGTTTAAAAAAAAGATTAGGTTTACCGAATTTTCCCCGCTTTGCGTAGCTCTTTCCATTGCGCTGCTGTACCAAAAAAGACTCCATTGGAATCTAATGGAACGTCAGGCACGTTTTTGCCACCGCGAATTGGTTGAATCGGTGCTGGTGCTTTACTTTTAACAATAGGGGCTGTCTTCTCAGGTTCTTTCATCTCAAACCGAGCCTCTAGCCTCCCAATCTCTCGCAACGCTGCTTTTGGGTTCAATCCAGCTATTCGTCTGGCAACATCATCGTTTTCAGCTAGGTGATACAGGATTTGTGGGCCTACATCACTCTCCAGAATCGCATCACGGATATCGTCATTTACGACTACATCACTAGATGCCACGATGTCATCAAAGTCTGGCAAGTTAGCTTTAGCTTCTTCCACCTTCTTAGCCCAAGTCTGTATGACTTTTTGCTGTTCTTCGGCTTGTTTAGCTTGCGCTTCTTGCTGTTTCATTTCACCGATTCGTTTGTCTGCTGTGTACTCTGCTAGAGCCTCGGCATATTCAAACGCATCGCTGAACTGACTGGGTTGTGGCTTCTCATCAATAGGATTGACCCGTTGGGGTTGACCCTGTTGCTCTAAAGCTGCCAACCGCTTTTCAAGAGTCTGCCTAGCTTCACGTTCGGCTTGCGCTTCTTTACGCGCTTCTTCACGTTGCTTGGTAATCTCTGAAAATCGTCTCTCAAGTTTGGGATTGGGCTTTCGCTCACCCTCTTGTTTTGCTTCGGCTTCTGCTGTCTCAGGTTCACTCTGTTCAACCTTCTCTGTCGGCTCTGATTTCTCAGCCTCGTCAGGTGCTGGTGATTCAGCTAAACCTAATCTATTTGCATAAAATTCCGCTGCGTTTTCGCTGGTCAATACTTGACCTGCTTCTTTGTCAGACATAACGTGTCCCATCGATTTCACCCCATGAACCTCACGGGTAAGGTGTGGTTAATTTACCACGAATTCATTTAAATTGCACGTTCAGTTGTTTCTGCACTTGCGTTACGCAAAGACGTTCTGTCCATGTTGGCAAGCAGTAAAGCTACTTGTGCTTTCATTTGTTCAATTTCAAGCTGAGTCTGAGTTTTCAAGACTGTATCGTGCGCTTGACTGTCAACCTTCATCTTCATGTCGGCATGGTCGTGAGCATCACGCAATTCCATCTCATGCGCTCTGTTGGTTTCTTTAATCAAGGTGCGCTTAGTCTCGGCTTCTTGTCTGACTTGCTCGATGTCTTGGCGTTGTTTCATAGCCATTTCCATCATCTGCATCTTTTGCGTCATTTCCTTAATTTGCTCGTCAGCTTGCTTCAACTTCATCTGAACCACAGGCGGTATCTCAGAATGTTCGTCAATCTGGGCTAATGGGTTCAAGGCTGCTAGGCGGTCTGCGATTACGTCAGCGCCAGGCCAATCCATGTTGCGGAACACCAAATCTCCCGCAGTCTTCATTAGGTTGGGGTCTGCTGCCAACAAAGGAAGCATCGAATCCACAGCTTCTTGGCGCTTGCTGTTGTAGCCAGGGCCTGTGTCCATCACCACATCGTATTGCCCAACAGTCATGTCGTTTAGCACCCGACCCGTAGCGTCACGCTGATTTACTGTCAGTAATTCTGGCTTGCCATCATCACCAATAATCCGCATTACGCGCTCTGTGTCATAGATTTTTGGAATTAGGTCTAAGCAAATAGTCCCAATGTGGGCGATAGAACGGGTTAAGTTATCGTAGTAGTCGTAGTTTGTCAGGTCAACTTGCTGTTGCTGACCATTCAAAGCCTTACCTGAGATATTGCCTTGCGGTAGTTGTGCAGGGTCAAAGATGCCCATAATTGACTTAATGTCGTTGTCTACGCCAGCAGCCGCAGCCATGATGCCTGCCTGTGGTGGTTCTGGCTGTAAACGCTGTGGGACTGGTGCAGCGCGACCTTCAATGTCGGTTTGTTTGTATCTCAGCAACGGGAATGACTTGATATTGGCGTTTGCCCAATCATTCTCATGCCCTTCGTCTTGACCTTCTGCCATCAGCCATTTAGCCTTTGGTGCTAAAGCAACGCCCTCGGTAATCGAGGTTTGCCAGAAGTTATACATACGCTGTGGGTCTTTGGCGTATCGAATCATGCCAAACTTGTAACGCTTGTCACCCACCACTAAATGTCTGCCATATACAGGCACGATAGGGATGTATCTACCCGCCCAAGTGCCTTCTTCAATGATTTCGTTAGCCGTTAGCTTGCAGTATTTAATGGTTTTCTTGAACGAATCGCGCTTGTCCACCACAGTAATGCCAGCCATTTGTAGGCGATTGAAGAAGTCTTTATCTTCGGCAAATGTAGATGAACCATCGCTCAAATGGTATAGCGTAGCCTTTTCGCGTACTGTGTAGAAGTATTCCGCTATACGGATATCTTCTTTGGTAATCCATTCTGACTGGCTATCACCCGTACCGCGCTGGGTAAAAGATGTGCCGTTGCCATCGTCTGCGTCTGGGTATAGCTTTGCAAACGCTTTCTTAGCCATCATTGTGGTAATCAAGCATCTATCAGCGTCAGAGCCATCAGGCGCTACGGAGTTAGGGTCATAGTAAACAGTAAACGGGTTATCTATCGGGTCGATGAAGATTTCTTGGTCAAATGAATCTTCATTTACATAGTCAGTTCTAACACGGATATAGCCCCAACCCATGCGTACAGCGTACTCAAAAGCGTTGTCATAAGCATGGTCAGCGTTTGATTTAACTTCAATGTGCCTAATAACGCCTTGTACTATTTCTGCTTCCACCATGTCTTGGTGCGTGTTTGTAGCGTGAACTTTAATGCGAGGGCGCTGTTGGCGTTGCTGATTACAGACCTGTCGGCAATAATTATCGACCTTATTTACTGTGATAACTGGTCTGGATTCTAGGTTGCGACTATTTTGCAACTCGACAGGCCATTGGTCTCCACCACCAAACTTTAGGTCTTCCAAAGCGTTCTGGCGGTTCATCGTGTCGGCTTCGTTAGCCAACTTCAGAAACTCTATTGCCTCTTGAATCCGTGGGTCGTAATCATCTGCCATATATATCCTATGTCAAGTACCTTGATTTTAACTCATCCATGAGTGCGCTGTGCCATATTGCTGTGACTGTCTAGGCGCTCTGCGTTGCTTGGGTTCGTTAATCATTAAGCCAATATATCGGAAAGCATCTGCCCCGTGGGAATATTGGTCGTGAACTGGCGTTTTGCTGAATTGTTTGGTCTCTGGGTCTACATCGTAACGATAATGCCTTAGACATTGCAACCCATCGTGGCAGTTATCCCTGTCAAACCAGCAGTTTCTGAATATCGTTCTAGCAGCGTTAATGCTGTCCAAAATAGGCGTTCTAGGGATTATCTTTGTTTTGTAGCCAGCAGCCCTAACGATTTCCTCAATGCTTCTGCCGTTGCCAGCCAAGGTTTTGTTCTCTGCATCGTGCGGTAGCCACAGCGTATCGTAGACATAGCCGTAGGTTTGCATCTTAGCTAGGTAATCGCTCATGGTTGTTT